TTTTTGAAAAGAAAATTTGTTTATAAACCAGAAAAAGGAGTATATGAGGGATTACTAGATTTAAATTCAGTGTATAAATCACTTGAATGGGTTATTCCATCTAAGGTTATAACAGAAGAAGAACAAGTGTTAGCGACATGTACTTCCAATTTATGGGAGTTATATTTTTGGTGCAGAGATGAAGAGCATTACAATAAAGTTAGATTGGAAATGATAGGTATGGTAGTAAGTGATAATTTTTGTGCTATTGAGTTATGTGATAAAATATTTCCTGAATATAGTGATATCGATAATGCAATATATCCGAAAGTTATTGCTGAAGGAGATGAAGAAGATAATAAATACACATATATGCAAGAATTATTGTGGAATTACGAGTCAGAATTGAATGAAGTTAATACATTATTAGAAGAAGAAAAAGAACATTACTCTTTATATCATTTGCAATTTTGTCATAGTAATTATAGTGATGGTAATAAATTGAGTGAGTTAGGAGATTACATGACGTTGTTAGCACGTAAAGAAAATTTGAAAGCAACGATAGCTATGTTGAAGCGCAAGATGAGCGGTCAATATAGCTATTTAGTTTCTGAAGGTGAAGATGATGAAATGAAACAAGGAGATATAACTGACAATTTACAAACCACTCGTGAGAATATTGTTGATATGAGTGGTGGTGTTATTGAGTCAGAAGAAGTTGGAAATACTAAGTACTTGCAAGTTGGTCAGTATGAAATGTTAGATATAGCGCAATTTTTTAAGAGACCAGTAGAAATTGCAAATTTTGCTATAAGTGTGGGATCTGGTATTAGTAATGTGTACGCTTTGTGGAATTTATATACTTTGAATCCTGCTGTTAGAGCTAAGTTACGTAACTATGCATATTTTTCGGCTGATTTACATGTTAGGATTGTAGTGAGTGGTACACCATTTCATTTTATGAAGATATTAGCATCTTATCAAGTTTATCCTGGTAGAAATAATAACTTGTTTAATATGTCTGCTTTGGAGACAAATATTCCTACAATTACGACTGATATGTATAAGAATTATCTGTCACAAGCATCAGGAGCTTGTGTTATTGATGTAAAGAATAATAAAGCAGTTGAAATGGTGTGTCCTTTTATATCAACGAAGAATGCACATAGGTTGTATAATTCTGCAACCACACTTATATCAGGTGTTACTTCATACGATGATTTGTCAGCAGCTGGTAGTTTATATTTATATAGTTTGAACAATTTGGCTACAGCATCTCCTACAAGCACTGATATATCTGTCCAAATATATGTATGGGCAGAGAATGTTAAGTTGGGTTGTACAACAGCAACTCAAGTAGAAGTACTGAGTCAAGGTGATGAAATGACGACAGGTCCCGTTCAAAAGATGGCGACTAACCTAGCTTATGGGATGAACATGCTAAGTTATATACCTATGATAAAACCGTTAGCGAAAGCGAGTGAAATGGTTTTTAAAGGAATAGCTGGCATAGCATCCTGGTTTGGTTGGTCTAGACCTGTTGTTGTAACAGAACCACATTATGTTAAGAATGAACCTTTCAGAAATGGAAGTCAAGTAATTGGTAGTGAAACATGTAAGAAAATATCTATGGATCCTAGACAGGAATTGACAATTGATCCCAGTATTTTGGGAACTAGTGAAGATGAGTTGAGTATTGCATTTTTGTGTAAACGAGAGTCGTATTTGACGCAATTTACTTGGGCTAGTAGTGATACGCGTATGGCGGTGCCAATATTTGTGTGTAGGGTACACCCACAGCTTGATTCTTATGGATCAGCTATGGGTTCAACTACTACAAATTATTGGATTCAGCCGACGTCAATGTCCTTTTGTGCTGCGCCATTTCAATATTGGCGAGGAGATATTACTTTTCGCTTTGATATTGTTTGTTCAGCATATCATAGGGGCAAGATTTTAGTCGGTTATGAGCCTAATATTGCGCAAGAAGCCTTGATTATTGCAGATATTGATTTGAATAAAAATTATGTTAGTATTATAGATATACAAGAAACACAAAGTGTGTCATTTTGTGTGAAGTGGGCCCAAGCTAGAGCGTGGATGAGAATGCTTCCTTATGGAAGCACTCCCAGAAATTATGGTGCAGCTTTTACAGTTGCTAATTCAGCTCCTTATGTTAATGGTTTTATATTTGTAACACCATTTACAGAACTCACATCACCTAATGGTAGTAGTGTTTCAGTTAATGTTTTTGTATCTAGTGATAATATGTTATTTCAGCAACCTACAGCATCTAATTTTCATGTTAATAGAAGGATAGTGACTGAAGGTAAGGAAGATGATGATGTTAAAAATGATGTAGAAGTTAGTTGTATCGATTTAAATACGAGTAGTGCATCACTCAAAGGTATATCAGAGTTACATTTTGGAGAACAAATTTTGAGTCTACGACCATTACTACACAGGTATTGTACTGTGCAGGTTTTGTCAGTAGCAGCTAGTGCTGCGGGACCAACATCACTCGTTCATACATGTAACAACTTACCATCACCATATCCTTTATATACAGCCGCAATCGTTTCTTTACAACCAGCATTGATAAATTATTTGATGTTTGGGTATGTTGGAGTACGTGGTGGTGGTAGACGACGTTCACATGCATATTCTCATGGTACTGCATCTAATGTAGCGATTAATTCCATGGGACCTATGTCACGTGTAAACGTTAATTTACATCCCCCTAGTACGCCTGCATCTGGCTCAGTAGCATGGGCTAGTGGAGCTGCAATAGCTAGTTTTGATGGTACAGTAAGTTTTGTGCCTTTAACTAATGGGGGCATAGAATATGAAATACCATATTATAGTAATAATTTGTTTCACTTTAGTTTTGCTTCAAACGGTGTGGGTACTAATCCCACTGATGATATGAACGGAACTTGGAGTAGTCAACATGATATTACAATGGAAGTTAGTGACAGTTCACAAGATACAAATACAGTGGTATCAGATTTTGCGATAAGTGATGATTTTACGTTGATGAAATTCAATGGTTCACCTTTTTTTT